AATCCTGCAACCTGGCAATCAGATAATTATGAGTTTGGTTTCTTTTTTAGAGAAGCAGGCGCCGCGTTTGACGAAGCTCCTCCAGGAGATAAGATTTACGTTAGGGATGTAAAGATATACAGAAGAGAAACAGCGTTCGCGGTATAACAATACTTTTATTTTTGTAGCGATTTATAAAATCTTTGCACCGCTAGTCTACCTTTCTGCGTCATCGCATAGCGAACTCTGTAGTTAAACTTAGTTTCATCACGGAACAAGTGATCCTCTAATGTCTGAGACGGCGTAAGCTTATCGAAGTGCTTGTATAGATAACCACTAGATACAAGAGGGTAGATCATCCTGTCAGCTAGGTTCTTCTTGTACATACCGTAATTCTCTGCCACCCACGATATAGTAAAGAACTCCAAATCATATAAGAACAGCATTAGCTGTAGATACGACCTCGTTAGGTCTGGGTTACTCTCCAGGAATTCATCTGTAGCACTACGTAAGTTCTTTAAGTAGTTATTCTTTACGTACTTCTCTGGTAGCTTCGAAACCTCTCGAAACAATCTTGTCTTCTTAACGGTTGACTTAGGCATCTGAATTGTGTCGTATATTTGACTTAAACAAATTTACATCATGAACCCGAAAGACACCCTCTTCTTTGCCGAAATGTACTCCCTCGTCAAAAAGATGGAGGAGACAATTGATGAGTTCGAAATGAAAGATCGCACCCTGGCCTCTATTGTGGTAGGGGTGATAGACTTTGATGCCGTTGAGTATGGCGATGAAAGCGCAGAAATGAAGACCATGTATAGCTTTAACCTAGAGAGTAGGGCAGAGCTAAACACACTAAAAGAAGTCATGGATAACGCTTATCAAGAAGATGATTCATTAGACGACCTCTTGGGTGATTTGGGTATATCCCTAAACTAAAATGGAAGGACTTATTAGAAAAATTGTCGTCGGCAAGGAGCCGAAAGACGGCATGGCTTATTATATCGGCATGAAAGCTGGTAGAGGCCAGGTATCTGCTATACTGGAGGACGATCATCACCTCCATAAGTTTGGTAAAAAACGATACCTTGTATATATTGAGAACGACGAGGGCACCCTCCTTTGGAAATCCATAGATGAGATGCCCTGTATGCTTGAATTTGATTTAAACTTTTAATTTATGAAAACACTTGATTTGTTTGTTGTCGAGATAGAAAAGCTCGTCAACGATACGATCACGACCGATAGTGGTCTTGAACTTTATATAGACAATAGATTCAATGAATTCAAAAACAGAACCACAGAAGCCGTCGTCGTTTCTGCACCGCTTAAATACAATACGGGAGTCAAAGCTGGTGACACGCTCTACTTCCATCATCTCGTTGTTGTTAATGATGGCCAGCCTCTTACTGGTGAGGATAATCACTATCTTGTTCGATTCGATCCTACTGCTACCATTAATAATCAGGCTATTGCTTACAAGTGCCAGGAGACTGGAAGAGTACGTCCGCTGGCGGGGTGGGCGCTTCTCGAAGGAGTGGAAGTCCAAAAAGAAAAGAAATCAGACATCATCGAGGTTGTTACGCTTAAGGAATCGCCTGTCACTAAAGGCATGGTCGCATTTTCGGCGCCTTGGGTGGATGAACTAGGATTGAAGGTGGGAGATGTAGTCGGATTCGCTAAGAACATGGACTACAGAATCAAGATAGACGGCAAGGAGTATTACCGCACCCGCGCAGAAGACCTTATGTATGTCGAAGTCTAAATTCACAACCGTCAGCGCCGCGCAAAGGCTAATGGACAGCATGGAGATTGCGATTAATAATATGATTGAAGAAGTCAAGAAGCCTGTCGATCCCGAAGCGGGCGGCTCTGCGCGTAAGGCCGAGCTCCAATCCATAAAGCAAACTGCTATCGACTGTAAAGAGCTTTTGGTGGAGCGCCAGAGGCTAGAACAAATGGTTAAAGAACTAAACGACAATGGAGAAATCGAAAAAGACAAAGACTACTCAGGAGGATTCGCAGAAAGATTCTCCAAGTAGCGCGAGCGGACTTATATACTGGGACGACTATAACTTTGATAATCAGTCAGTTACGACCGATCACATAAAAGTATACTTTAAGCTCTCTTAGCTCAGTTGGTTAGAGCATCCGACTCATAATCGGCAGGTCCCAGGTTCAAGTCCTGGAGAGAGCACATGCACCAGTAGCTCAGTTGGATAGAGCATCTGCCTTCTAAGCAGACGGTCACAGGTTCGAATCCTGTCTGGTGTACTAATTAAATTAAACAACATGCCTGATCTTATTTGCAAAAAGTGTAAAGCAGAAAAATCTGTAAGAAGCCTAACCATGAAGTTCCGAAATGGTAGTGTTTACTACCCTGAAGGACAGTGTGAGTGCGGTGAACAAATGGAGATTAAAAACCCTAAAGAAGGCGTACCTTCGCTGGGAAGGATGAACTCACACGGACAGAGCTATTGATGTCTAATTTAATCGACATAGAAGGTTATGAAGCTAAGGGGATTAAGATCGACCCTAACGGTACAGAAGGAGAAACTATCGAGCTCCACGGGTTACTCGTGGTACTACCGAAGAAACCGCGCAAATCGGAAATTCTCTTCCATGACCAGCCAAAGAAGTTGCAAATGTGGAAACGCATACCTATGCCAGAGGAAATGCGTAGGATACGCGGTATGGATGAGTGGCTCGAAAAACCTGCCGAGTTTCGGAACAAGTTTCGTTCTTACATCGAACAAGAGTTTCAGCGTAGGCGCGACGGTGTATGGTTTTACAATAATGGGAAACCTACGTATATTACAGGGAGACACTATATGTTTCTACAATGGTCTAAAATTGATATCGGATACCCATCATACCTTGCTTTCCAAAAAGACATCTTTACGCACATGGCTGCTTGTGAAGCTGATCCTCGTTGTTTCGGTCAGCTTTATACTAAGTGCCGTCGTTCTGGCTACACTAATGTATGCTCTTCTGTCCTTGTGGATGAAGCTAGTCAAGTTAAAGAGAAGCTTCTTGGCATACAGTCGAAAACTGGTAAAGACTCGCAGGAGAATATATTCATGAAGAAGGTGGTTGCGATCTTCCGCAGCTACCCATTCTTCTTTAAGCCTATTCAGGACGGTACCACAAACCCTCGCATGGAGCTGGCATTTCGCGAGCCCTCTAAGCGTATCACAAAGAATAATAAGACTTCTCAGATCGGCGATGCCCTGAATACAGTAATTAACTGGAAGAACACCACCAATAACGCATATGACGGGGAGAAGCTACATATGCTGTACCTCGATGAGGCTGGTAAATGGGAGAAACCTACTGATATCCGAGAAGCCTGGAGGATTGAGCGCACTTGCCTGATCGTGGGTAAAAGGGTAGTGGGAAAGGCGCTTGTAGGTAGTACGGTAAACCCAATGAATAAAGGAGGGGAGGAATATAGGGAGCTGTGGGCTGACTCTGACCCCAACGAAAGAAACCAGAACGGTAGAACCAGGTCTGGACTATACAGAATATTCATACCAGCGTATGACGCCTTAGAAGGATTCTTTGATTTGTATGGGAACGCTGTAGTTGATGATCCCTCCGAAAACGTACACATACATGGTATAGACGGGGAAATCATTGATCAGGGAAGTAAGACCTATTTAAAGAACGAACGAAGCTCGTTTAAAAACGACCCCTCTGAGCTTAACGAGATCATTAGACAGTTCCCTTTTACCGAGGACGAAGCCTTTAGAGATAGTATCGAGGGCAGTCTATTTAATATCGGTAAGATCTATCAGCAGATAGAGTTCAATGAAGATATGTTCCCCAACCCAGTGGTAAGGGGTAATTTCATATGGAGGAAGAAAGACGAAGAGGTTGTATTCTCTCCAGATCCCAACGGTAGATTTAGAGTCTCCTGGATGCCACCCGATCACCTCAGGAACCAGAAAAAAGACGAGCGAGGCAAAAAGGTGGCCCCTAACGGGCATATCGGAGTCGGTGGCGTTGACTCATATGATTTAGATGCTACAGTTGATGGAAGGGGATCTAAAGGGGCTTTACACCTATACAATAAGTTTAGCATGGATGCACCCTCCAATATGTTCGTAGTGGAGTATGCTTCTCGTCCAGATCTAGCCAGCATCTTCTACGAGGATGTATTGATGTGCTCTTTCTTTTATGGGTACCCTTTACTTGTAGAGAACAATAAGTACGGTATCGTAAGGTACTTTGAATCAAGGGGTTACGACGGTTACCTAATGGATCGTCCTGACTTCCTTAAGACAGGAAACTCTTCGGTGAATGTGAGAACTAAAGGGATCCCATCTAACTCACAGGATGTGATACAGTCTCACGCTCAGGCTATCGAAGCTTACATACACGACCACGTAGGTATAAAGGATGAGACTGAGGAGTTTGGGAA